AATGAGTGTATAAAACTTTCCTGGTTCTGGATATAATACTTCTTCTTTAAACAACTCCATAATAATAAGCATCAAATCCTCTGGATCATTCGTTCCAGATTCTAATATTCTTTTTTTAAGTTCTTTGACTCTTGCTGTCGTGCCTGTGTCTACATATTGACCGAAACCCTCTGCCATCAGCGGATACCCAATTCTTCTTCGGTGACAATCTTAAATTCAATCATTCTATCATCACAGAATTCTTTTGCTGCTTTCCACTTCGCAGTATTTACCGCATATGTTGTGCACTCATGAATATATGATTTTGTGGTTCTTGATTTTTTCACTGGTGGTCTTGTTTGCTTTTTGGGTTTAACTTCTATCACATAAGTTTTGACTTGCCCAGATTGTTCCCTCACCTTAATGATAAAATCAGGATAGTAACGATGAATACGATTATCGATTGGAGAAAGATAAGGTATTGAGAATTCCTCACTTCCCCACTCTAAGATACTCTCATTTAAATCACACCAATGACAAAACCTTCTTTCCCAACTACTTCTACAAATGATATTATTTGGATCTCCTTTGTACTTTTTGGGATAAGACGGTTTGTATTTACTTTTAATACTTTCTCCCATACATAATATATAAGGTCAAAAAGTATTTATAAATGCCTTCCTCTAAACGTATTCAGGACATTAAAACAAATTTATTACATCCAGCGACTACATCTCACTTTGAGGTGCAAATTCCTTTTCCAAGAGATTTACCTATAACTGATCGTTATTGGAAAGATAATGGTGTTAAAATTAATCAAGATAGATTAAATTTATTGTGTTCTGAAGCAACTCTTCCTGGTTCAAACTTAGCAACACTAGAACTTACAAATGATCACACTGGTGTGACAGAAAGACATGCCTATCGTAGAGTATATGACGATAGAATTGATTTAACTTTTTATGTTGACGCAGAAAATTATCTTCCAATTAGATTTTTTGAAACTTGGATGAAGTATATTGCTGATGAAAGTAAATCAGACAAGACAAAACAAGGAAATATTTTACGTGGAACAAATCTTAACGCGAGTAACTATTTTTATAGGTTTAAATATAGAGATCAATATGCCGCTCAACAAGGACTAAATGTAACTAAATTTGAAAGAAGTTCTAAAAATTATGCTTATACTGACAAATATGATTTTAAAACAAAAGCAGATGTGATGACTTATAAGTTTGTAAGTGCATATCCAATCAGTATTTCATCGATGCCAGTTTCATATGATAGTTCTTCATTATTAAAGTGCATGGTGAGTTTTACTTATATACGCTACTATGTTGATGGTGCAGTTGAAGCATCAAATAATACATCCACACCAGTTCAAGCACTTACTCCTGAACAGACTGCAAGAATTAATTCAATTGCTTTTAATCCGAATACTAATCTTGGACTCAATTATGAAAATCTAACGACCACAGGAGGATTCTCTATTCCAGCAGCACAATCTAGTGGTAATAATCTTAGTGTCAAAGATGCATACTCTGGCAACTTTACTCTAAACCGATAATAAATAATCACACTGAAACACTCTATAGGTTATTATGCCTTTACCAAAAATTGCTACGCCAACTTATGAACTTGAGTTGCCATCATCAGGAGAAACAATTCAATACAGACCCTTTCTTGTAAAAGAAGAAAAACTACTTGTAATTGCTTTAGAAAGCGAAGATACAAAGCAAATTACAACTGCTATCAAAACAGTTATTAAGAACTGTATTCTCACTAAAAATATCAAAGTAGAAGCACTGCCTACTTTTGATATTGAGTTTTTGTTCTTAAATATTCGCGGTAAGTCTGTGGGAGAAGAACTTGAGGTTAATATCATTTGTCCCGATGACGGTGAGACACAAGTTCCTGTGACGATTAACTTGGATGATATTCAAGTTCAAAAAAACGAAGAACACTCTAATAAAATTAAACTTGACTCTAGTATTATGATGGAGATGAAGTATCCATCGCTGGATGAGTTTATTAAGAACAACTTTGATTTTAATGATAAGAATGCAATGGATCAATCATTTGAGTTGATTGGATCTTGTATTGACAAAATCTTCACTGAGGAGGAGGTATGGTCAACTGCCGATGTAACAAAGAAAGAACTATCAGACTTCTTAGACTCAATGAACTCTTCGCAGTTTAAAGATATTGAGAAGTTCTTTGAGACAATGCCTAAACTTTCTCATACACTCAAAGTTACAAATCCAGTCACTCAGGTTGAAAGTGAAGTTGTTCTAGAAGGGTTAGCATCTTTTTTCGCGTAGCAATGGTCCATATGGACCTTGAGAATTATTTTCGTCTTAATTTTGCCTTGATGCAGTACCATAAATATTCTTTATGGGAGATTGAAAATTGGATGCCTTGGGAACGTGATATTTACGTAGCATTATTACAACAGCATCTCGAAGAGGAAGAATTAAAACAAAAACAACAAATGAGCAATGCCCGTTTCTAATCCAAAAGAAACTATTGATCCTAGGATATTAAGACTGATTGGTCTTGATGATGTCTTTGACTTGGATTATGATACTTACTTAACGCTTCTCAAAGAGGCAATGGTCAAAGGTCGAATGACTAATACGACCATTCCTACAGAAGAGATGATGCTTCTTACTGAAGAGTTTAAGAGAGTTAAGGCGAAAAAAGGACAAGGTAGATTTGAAGTAAGAAAGAAAAAAATATCAACAGGTTCTTTTAGTGTTGGAAAAATAAAGGGTCTTATTGCACCTGCAGGTCCAAAAGGATTACTTCCTGCGTCTGCAATATCAAAATCACCTGCTATTAATAATGTAGAAGAAGATATCTCAGCAATCGCAAAGTCGATGAACTCGATTGCTGGAATACTATCAGGTCAAAAGAAACTTGGTGAAGATGCTGCTGCTTATAGGAAGAGAAAAGCAGAGCAAGATAAGAGAGCACTTGCCGAAAGTAAATTAGAGAAAAGATTTGAGGGATTAAAGAAAGCAGCAGAGAAAGTCCTTGCTCCCGTCAAGAGTATCTTAGATAAGATAATCAACTTTTTAGTCACGGTCTTTCTTGGAAGAGTTGTTTATAAATTGATTGAGTGGTTTGGAGACCCTCAAAACGCAAGTAAAGTTCAGTCAATTATTAGATTTTTTGGAGACCATTGGCCTAAGTTATTATCTCTCTACATTCTTTTTGGAACTAGTTTTGGAAAGTTTGCTAGAGGATTAATTCGAGTTGCCGTAAAGGGGACAATTAAACTTGGACTTGCGATTGCTAAACTCCTAGCAGCAAAGAAAGTTAAAGGAGCAATGGGAGCCGCTAGGTTCCTGGGTGGTGGTAAAGGAAGATTATTGGGTGCTGGTCTTACTGCTATAGGAACTGCTGGACTAGCATATGCAGGCACGAAAGCATTAGAGGGTGGTGGAGATAAAGCACAAGGTTTTCGTGGTGGTGGATATGTGAGACCCAGATTCCCTACATTTTCTGGTGGTGGTTTTAATTTTAAAGGTATGATGGGTGGTGCCTCTATGGGTGCTATGTTTGGTCCTCTTGGAATGCTTCTCGGTGGAACACTTGGTTCTGGAATGATGAGTGGATTTGTCAGTGGTGAAAAAGGTGTAGATAAAGTTCCTGCAATGTTGAGTGATGGTGAATTTGTGATGTCTCGTGGTGCGGTTCAGAAGTATGGTGTTGATACTTTAGAATCAATGAATGCTGCTGGTGGGGGAACAAATAAACCAAAGATAATGGGTGGAACTACATACGCTCAAGGTGGTGGAATGATGGGAGACACTCCTCAAGATGATAAAAAAGAAAAGGTTAAAGATCCAATTTTGGAAAAAAGAAAAAAAATTGCAGCGTCTCAACTTCAAGCACAAGGTCGTCCAGAGGCAGAGAAATTAAGAAGTTTTAGAACACCAGCAATATCAAATCTTGGTAGAGATTATGCATCTCAGGAAAAAGATTTATCTGCCGCTGCTGAAACTTCTCAGAAAAGACGAGAACAAATTCGTCAACAAGGTGGAAAGATGATAAAATTTGAATTTAAGGATCGTAGTGGTCAAGGGACGGG